GTAGGCTTGCATATTGTCTACGTCAACCACTTTCAATTGGTTACCACCAACATTTCTGATGATAACATCGGTTGAGAATAGACGCGTTAGCCTAGTAAACAAACCTGGTTTTTGATCTGCCATTATCTTGTTTTAATTATACCAATAAATATTTATTACCCTAATACCCATGACATATCTTCGAATTGACCACGTCCGTTGTTTATCATATATGGGTTTTGTTGTCCACTAGGTAACATAGGTACTGATGTATCAAATCCTGTTTTAGTGATATTAGATATCATAGCTCTGTTTAGATCCATTCCTTGTTCATAAAAACGCATTGCTGTATCACGAGTAAACAATCCAATACCTAGTGACATTACTAAGTCATCATTGTATCCTTGTTGTGCTTGTGCTTTACCATTTTGCCAAATAAACACACGCAATTCTTCTAATAAACGTTTTGATCTAAACACAAATGCCTTTTCTCGAATATACGACTCCATTTTTGAGATAACAAGTGGTCTTGTTTTTGTTGATGTAGTAAAACCAGGAACTGTTTGTTCATTTTCCATTTTACTTAACCATTTATCCATCTGCATTTCACCATAAGCACGAGGTGAATAATACATTTTAGGATATCCTTTATCTATAATTGTATTTACTACGTCCCAACCCACGTTTGCGTTTTCAACCACAAGTAAAGCATTATTATATTCAGTAGCAACAGAAACAAGCATATTACCATAGGTTCGAGTATCAACTTGTGACTTATATTCAGCCACTTGTTCACACGTCGTAGCATCGATGACGTGAAACGCAGAATAGTCGCTGCCATCACCGCGAGCAACGTCAGCACATACCAAATACTGCTTAGTATAATCAGGATACTGCCAAATCCAAAAGTCACCACCCATAAAGCGGCGTTCAACAGGTTCTTGTATATAAGTTTCTTCATAAAAAGATAATAAATCAGGTTCAACAACTGAATTACCAGAACCTAAAAAGTCGCAGTCATACTCTTGAGCGAACTCACGAGGTGACATATTTGCTCTTTCTCTTTGTTCCCATGCTTCATCTCTTTCAGGATGTAAATGCCAAGGTAATTTGATTGCCTTAAAGTCATTTTTTCCAATTTCAGCTTCAGCATACATTTTATGAAACCAGTTACCTACACCATTTGGAGATGATAAAGCAATGATTCCTCCACCAGTTGCAATTGTAGGTTTAATACTCGTATAAATCCTATCAATACCTTCAATAAAGGCAGCCTCATCTACTAACAATAATGATACTGCGTACGATCTACCTGCATCTGATGCAGCTGATGTAGCAACAATTTGAGAGTTATTAGCTAGTTTTAATGAAAGTTTATTATCTGATACTGGTTTTTGGTTACCTTTTAACCAGGAAGGTAAGTTATTATACATAAACTGTACCTTTTCAACCATTCCTTTAGCAGTTTCTTGTTTAGTTGCTATACACAACACGGTTTTATCTTTATTAAACAACATTGTCCATAAAGAATAACCAGCTACAAGGGTAGAGATACCTAACTGACGAGATTTGTTAATAATGCTAAAACGATTAGCTCTAAAATCACTTAAAACGTCTTCCTGAAACGGATACAGGTGAAATAATACTCTACCTTTTATAGGGTGTGTAATATAACAATATTTTCTAAAGAAATGTACAGGATCTGTAGCGCATTTAATGTACTCAGCCTTAATTATTTCTTTAATTTGTGCTTGACTCATGTATATAAATATATAAAAAAAGCCTGTTCTTGCGAACAGGCTATCTCATGGGTATGCAAGGGGATTATTTCGCTAACATCAAATATACTAAACCACCTGCAATTAAACCAGCACCAATTTTGGTAAACTTATTTTTAGCTTTTAGTTTAGCATTTTGTATTTGTAAAGCGTTATATTGGAATTTCCAATCTTTAATTTGTGTTTCTTGATTCATCATTATATTTCTAAATGATTTTTCTTTAGAAACATATTTAGATATTACTGTATCTTTTAATGATACTTGAGATTCTAATGTAGCAATAGCTGAATCTTTTAATACAATAACTTGTTTAGCACCATCTAATTCTACTAAATCCTTAGCAGCACTAACTAATACTGGTTGTGCTACTGGTAATGGATTGGTTACTGTGTCTTTAGGGTAGCGTTGGTTAAATGAGCTAACTAATGCTTGCTCAGATAATTCATCTATTTTAGATTTTTCTACCTCAATTACTTCAACAATTTTAACAACCTTTGTTTTTTGATGTGCTAATTTATCTTTTAATTCATCTTCTACTTGATTTAATGAATCAATAGCAGCATCATCTTTTGCTATTTCTAACTTCATGCTATCAACAGCATGTACTAAACTATCTTGTTTAGCTGTAAATTCTTTTGTTAAGCCAATATTTGATACTTTATCAAATGCTAACCATAACAAAATTAAAATTAAAATAATTGGTAATATATATTTTTTCATGTTTTTATTGTTTTATACCTGCGTAATATTGCATTCTGCCTTTTGTCCATTCATCTAATGGTTCTTCTGTTTCTACATCTTCAATATCAATAGGCTCATATTTTTTGCCTGTAACTTTTTCTTGACGTTGTTGTAAGTATTTAGAACTAGCTAACAAACCATCCATTTTCTTTTGTAATCTGTCTTTCAAATCACGTAAGCGTTGTAATTCATCAGATGGTCTATCACTAATATCACCTGCAACACCTTTAGAGCGTTTAGTTTTTAAAATATCACTTTTAATTTTAGCCAAACGACCTTCTAAATCAGTATATTGCATAAATGCTTCGTAATCTGCATCTGACATTGAAGCTGCACTTACATCTGCTTTTTCAATTTCACCTGCTTCAGGTTCTTCTTCATCACCTCTCATTACTTTAGCAAACATAGCATCTACTTCTTCATCGCTTAAATCTCTATCAATACCACCTTCAATACCAGTGTCTTCAGCACCACCTGCAGCAGTTGGTTCAGCAGCAGGACGAGTTAAACGTGGAGCTCTTTGTTCCCCTGAAGGTATAATAACACCATCAGCTACAAGAGCCATAAAATCAGCGTTAATTGGGTTTTGTTTGTCATATCCCATTGCAGCAGCTACGTCTACTTTAGACATTGGTTCTTCTGTAGCTTGCATTGCAGCAACAATTCTAGATTTTTTACCTGTAAAGTCAGCTGCGGCTGCGTCTGGGGCTAATTCATATCGTACTGCAACATTTGCCATTTCTTCTAAATCATTTTCAGCTACTACTGGAGTTCTACCTGAGGCTAAGTCAGTTTTCTTTGCCTGCAAAGCTTGAATTTGTTTATTAATAGCGTTTAATTCTGCATCTTTAGCTGCTTTTTCTTGTGGAGAAATTTCAGCTTCGTTTACTGCCTCAGCAATAGCGGTGCGAATCATTTCTTGTAGTTCAGATCTTTTCATTTTATCGTTAATGTTGTGCATATAAATATTAAATGTTTTGTAAAATTGTTGCAATGCGTTGCTCTGTTGTACCTTCCACCTCAATTAATTTATTAGGTTTAAATTCTTTTAATGATTCTTGTATAGCCCAATCGATTTTCATACGATATCCTAAATCAGTTTCACGAACTCCATTATCTTCCATAGCTACTCCACGTGGAGAAACATAAATAACTACATCATAATAACTACGAAGATGCATAGCTGCTTCAACAAATGCACGTTTTTCCCAATCTCCTATTGATTTTGCTGATAGTGTAAATGAGCATACATCCCATATTGTTCTATCTGTAATGATATTTGGTTGTAGCAATTCACTAGCACGTTCAGCTAAAAATATAAACTGACCTGGTAATGTAGAATCAGTATTCAGTGGGATACCTAAATTACTAAGATATTTACTACGTTCAGTTTGTACAACATGATCTTTAAAACGATCAGTTTCACCTAATGCTCTAGCTAATGTAGTTTTACCTACACTCATTGTACCTGCTAATCCTATTTTCATTTTTTATTCTTATTATTTATTTTTTTCATTTGACGTGCTACTTTCTTCTGTTGCTTAACTTCTTTAGCCTGTTGTTTTAAACGTTTCTCAGCACCAGCTTTATATTTAATATCTACCTCAATAGGTCCTCTATTAAATTTATCTAAATCAAATTTCCATGTTTCAATAGTAAGTTCGTCTTCATAAACCCTAGTAAATTTCCTAGGTTGATCTTCTATTTGTGTTTCTTTTGGTCTTCCTCTCATACCGTAAATGTATGATATTTACTCTGCTTATACTCTAGCACCTGCTGCTTTACCAGCTGCTGTTTTGTAGAATGGAACACCGTTAGCATCTTTTTTAAAGTCTTCCCATTGTGTTTTGGTGTATTTAACTCCAAATAAATAATATTCAGCAGCACGCTTATTACCTTGTGGAATGTAAGCGGGGCCATCAAAATTATGCATTTTACCAT